GGACAATGTCACCCATGATTAATGGGTGGCCGCCGAAAGCAACTGGCGCCTGCCTTTGGTCCACTGATGATGACTCGAAAGAGACATCTAAGGTAGTTTAAATACTACCTCCGTGGCCTCCCTTAGGATAGGAGAAAGGGATCTGAAATGATTTCTTTACCAGGGCAAAGAAGTTGCATCTCCTAACTTTACAAATTAAATAGCCATAGATGGCTTCAATAATTATTAATGAATCACAAATGAAAAGAGTAAATCTTAACATCTGTGGGTTCACTGTAAAGGTAGTGACCTGACTGACCGTAGCATTCAAGCTAGAGTTAGTCAGGTCCCTTAAGGATTTCCTAGGGTTAGTTCGTGCTCTAGAGAGAATCGAAAAATCGCATGGTCGTGTATATCTTATAAAATATTGTAAGAATACAAGACTTGCTTTAGCAAGATTCTTGGCTGGACAAGCTTTTACTTCTAAAGAAGTAGAGTTTGTTAAGCTGACAGTTGACGGTATTCCCGTAATTCTGGGGCCTTGGATTCCATATTTAAGAAGTCAGGTATCACCCACACCTCGTCCTTTGAAAGACGATTTGCGATTGATAATGACAATATTAAATATGACCAGGGCCCTTAATTTAGGAAAAGAACCTGACATTACTCCTATAACTCGGGCTAGTCAATATAGACTACCATCGAATATAGAAGCTGACGTGTTCCTTTTCTGAAGAGAATTAGGGTTTACAAGATATACAAAGAATGTCCCAACACGTGCTCAATTTTCTCAGTACCATCAAACGTCTAAAGTCTCTCCCTATTTAGGAGATAACTCTAGGGCGCAAGATAAGAATGCTTTATGGCATTCTTTAGGTGATCTTTATGCTCTTCCAGATTCATTGATTTCATCAATAAAAACTGTTGGAGGAAAAGAACTAACTGAAAAGATTGATGTATTGTTAAGGGCTCGATTAGAAGTCCCGGAATTAGGATCATTTGTAAATATGTTACCAAGTAACAATATCCGCAAATTATCTTATTTTCCAGATAAAGAATTGAAGGTAAGGGTCATCGCAGTTGGAGATTATTTCTCCCAGACTGCATTACGACCATTACATCAATTTTTATTTAGGATTCTAAAACGAATACCCCAAGACATGACGTTCAACCAGGGTAAGTTCAAGGAAAC